CACAAGCTTTTTAAGGTCTCCTTTATTCATTTTAGAATAATCAGGTTCAGGAGTAACTGTTTTACACTTACATCTTTTTCCAAAGATTTTATCTATTAATTTTTTAAACATTATATTTTTTGCATATCTGGATTTTTTGATAACATATTTTTTTCTGCTCTAGGTCTTGCAATAGAATCTTTACTTCTTTTTCTAAGTTGAGCAATAGCAGAATCCTTTAATCTTTTTTCTCTAATTTGCTTTTCTAAATCTCTAGCTAGGTTCATTTTTTACCACCCTTAAATATTTGTGTTCCCTTAATACCATAAATACTCGCCACGACAAGAATCCATAAATTAGTGAACCATTTAGGAAGCTCTGAAAACATCTCAAAGAACAGTTTTACCTTGTCCATTGCAGTTGGATCATCACTTACGACTGCCCAGGCCAAAATTGCTATAGGGGCCGAGAGCACAATAAGAACGGCCTCGTCCTTCCAATCTGATTGACGTGCTTCTAACAATTTTCCTTGGTAAGCTTCCTTGCCTTCAGCCATTCTAGATGCATGCATAAGCTGTGCATCAGACATAGCTATTTTTGTTTTCTGTTTGTTAGCGTAAATTTTTGATCCTGCAGATACTGCAAGTTTGATTGCTTGAAACCACATTACTTAACTCCTGTAAATTTAAGTCCTCTAAGTGCTGCTCCTCCACCTCTGGAGAATTTTACTGGAGGTACTTGTGGGTTAGGTCCTCTTAGTGGTGGTGGTCCATAAGGTACTCCACCGCCTTTATTTAATTTTAATTTTGATAATGTTTTAGCTTGACCTGCATGTAATTTAGAAGCTTTTTTTAAAGCTGTAACAACACCATTTACTTTATTCTGTGTACTAATCATTTTACCTTTTTTATAAGCTTTAAAATTATCAAATTGTTGTACTGGTTTTACTACAGGTTTTGATTTGGTAGTTTTTTTAGCTGTAGTTTTACAGGGTGGATTACTTCCATCTGGACATTTTTTGTTTTTTTGTCCACCCCCTTCACCACCACCACCGGCAGGGCCTGTTGCTACATTTCCTGTTGTTTGCATCTCTCCACCAAGAAGATCTTCCTCTCTTGCTGTTTTTTCATTTTTTGATTGCCACGAAGATTTTAATACCTTATTAATACCCCAACTTAAAGGTCCTATTGTTGGAATTTGTCTAGGCCCTGGGTTAACTGTTACTGTTGCTGGTCCTGTGGTAACTCCACCCCCAGTTCTTGGATCTCCATCGCTTCCACCATAACCAACACTTTGATTTCCAGCAGATAAACTTGCATCATTAGCTGCTTCTGAACCAAAATCTCCTGTATCTACAGAGTCTCCTTTTTTTAATTTAGCCAGCTTACCTTTTTTAGCTGAATCCATTGCAAACTTTTTTGCAACTTCAGGCTTTTCAGCGTATAGGTATCTTCTTTGTTTAGCTGATTTAAAAGGCATTAGTTTTTATTTTTATCTCTCATTTTTTGAACTCTTAATCTTTCTTGTGCAATCATTCTATTCTGAGCTAGTTTAGTTTCAGCAATTCTAATTCTTTCCGCTGCTTGATCTTCATTATCTTCTAGTCTCATCTTCTCAAGATCCATTCTTTCATCAAGAGTTTCTTGTTGAAGTTCATTAGTCATCATATCACTTTCACTTCTTCTCTGTAACTCCATCGCTTTTAAGTCTAGTTCTCTTTGTTTTAAAGCAACTAGTGGGTCTTGTTTTTGGCCCCCTGCTTCTTCTTGTGCAAGTTCTGTTGTAATCTTAGCAATTTGTTGTGCAATTAGAGCCTCAACTTTAATTTGTGCTGCTTGAGGATCTGCTTGTAATTCTTGTTGCATCATAGGATCTTCTTGAAGCATTGCTCCTACTTCCCCTTGAGCTAACATTGAAACGTGTTCCGAGATATGTCCTTGTAATAAAGCCATCACCATTGGATTAATCTGTACCATTCTTGTTGCCATGAACGCTCTATGAGCTTGGATATGAGCTTTATGATCTTGTGTAGGAAACGCTTTAGGCATTTGCATTTGTAGTGCTTCAAGGTTCTCGATTGCCGGATCTTTAGGTATTGGTTGTACTTCTGGACGTAATACTTGATCTATATCTTTAGTTCCCAATGCTTCATAAACTCTTCTGTAAGCTTCTCTTAAGTTGTGAAGTTGTGGATTAGATTGTGCAATTTTTAAATTCTCATTTGCTAACGTTACTCTTTGTGACATAGAGAAAACATTAGGATCTGCAACTGGGATAACATCTACTCTATCATCAAAGTCTGTTTGTTTAACTGCTTGGTCTGCACCATAAACTGAGTAAGGATAAATAGGAGGTAAGTATTCTCCAAAAATTTTACCTAGCATTCTAAATTCTTGTCTCATTGCGTAGTAACATCTTTTGTGAATAGCTGTCATGACCCGTGAGCCACGTTCCAGGATTGCAATAGTCGAACCTACTGATCTGTTTTGCTCATCTAAACCAACTGCCATATCCGTGATTGCTGCAAACTTTTGTCCTGCACCCACAACGAAGCCTAGTAGCTGGAAAAGCGTGGCACTTGGTTCTTTAAAAGGTAACATTTGAAACTGGTCTTTTATATTTCCGCCAGGTGCATCTACATCTCTGAACTCACCAGGTTGGAAAGGTTGATCATCATCCCTGATTCTAATACCACGGCTCTTGAAACCTGCTGGTAAATTACTTAAAGTACCTGCATCCAATAACTGTCTTAATGCTTGAGTAGCAGTTCTAGTTAAACCACCAATCATATGAATTAAACCAAAGCCATAAAAACCTAAACCGGGTAAAAATTTAAAGTGAACAAAATAATTCTTTCTAACTTTTAAATCATCATCAGGTTTATAGTTTCTATAGATAGATAATACTTCATTACTACCTTCATCTATTGTTACAATGTATGGAATCTTAACCGCCTTATCAGCATTCTCTACTTCAAACTCTTCTAAGTTTAAATCAACATGCATTTCTAAAACAGTGTGATCATATCTATCTTGACCTGTAGGAGTAACTCCTTCTATTTTTTGATATTCTTTTTGTATTTGTGATTCTTCTGGTTGAGAAGGTTTAATCTCTACATCTCTGTAAAAACCAGCTTCCATTTTTTTTAATAAATCATTCTCACCCATTCTAATAACATGAGTAATTCTTTCACAGTCTTGTAAATCTGTTGCGTAGTATGGAACTACAATATCTTCTGCTGGTACAAATTTTGATACTGCTCTTTGCATAATCTCATCATAATAAACTTTTTTAAATGCAGATCCTGCTAAAGGTAAATAAAATAATAGTTGATCAAAGTCTGGAGTATATTCTTCCATCTTTTCCATTAACATGTAGTTCATGAAATCCTGGACCCGTGTAGCTTGGTTCATTTTTTGTGGGTCTTCAGTTCCCATAACTCTAACTCTTACTGGTCCATCTGAAGGTAATAATTCTTTGTAAGCTTGTGCTTGAAATTGTGTAACGGCTTCTGCAAGTAATGGATGATGCACGCTTGCCGAGCCTTTAAATGGTCTTGTCATATCTACGTATTTAAAACCTAATAAGTCTAAACCTCTAGTATAACTATCTGACCAGTCTTTTCTTGAAATAACATCTTTTTTATATTCGGCTACTAATGAAGAGGCCATTCTTTTAAGGTCACGTTCATCCATGTCCTCTGCAATATTTTTATAGTGTTCCTCTACTTCAGATATAGTTTCATCTACAGAAACTGTTTCTTCACCGTCTCCTTCTATCTCAACATCAACTTCTTCATTAATGTCTTCTGAACCTACTGGAGTTTCCTCCAGTAGATTTATATCTTTTTCTATTTCAGCCATTTAACAAATATAAGTTTTTGTTTTCTTTCCTGCTAATATAACACCTTGACCTCTAGTAGTGACATCAGTCATACCGCCTGAACTGTATTTCATCATCTTACCTTTTTTAGCACCGCTATTAAGTTCAGATACTACTCTTCTTTTTTCAGCTCTAATATTTTTGTCTGGTTTTTTCATAGCATCCAATCTTCCAACTTGTTCTAGAAGATTCATTCTGCCAGTATTAGCTTTAGCCATTTTACCGTATCTTGCTTTCATCATCTTACCTTTTTTTGCTCCTAAACCAAAACCAAAGTTATTAGACATAGCGTCAGCTTGGCTTTTAGTTTTAGGCATAAGTGGTGAAAGTTTTCCTGCTTTTTTTCTTTTGATAACAGCTTTTTTCATTTTCACATTTGCAGCTTTTAACTTATCTGCTTTTTCTTTAATCTCTCTTGGTAAAGCATCTTTATCAACAGTCATTTTAAGTTGACCACCGGTCATTGTTTTTCCACCTGCACCTGTTATGTTTCTTACTTTCATTTTGCCAAGCATTTTTGACGATGATGGTGTCTTAGCTCCTGCTGGTGCTCCTGTTGGTTTTAATTTTCCTGCACCTAACATTTTTGCGCCTTGATATGCTGCAACTCCTGCAACTGCTATCTTGGCCGCCTTCTTTAATCTATCACTTAGTTTTCCCATGGTCTTCTCCTTTAATTAATAATATATATATTTAGGATCCTTTTGTTTCTGGTCATACTTCTCGTCAGAAGAAATTGAAATAAAATAACCCTGACGGTATCTTATCATAGCTTGGGTAGTACTATCAACATAATCATCGTGTGATCCGTGAGGAAATGCTGCACACTCTTCAATCACTTCTTCTGCCCAATCTTCTCCTTCTGGGTACCACACTTGACCACTTTCGAATATGGGTGATACAGCGTTGACCCGTGAATGTTTGTCTTGTCCTCGTCCTGGAGTGAAATCTATAACAGGTATCCCCATCCTACGCAACTCTTGAATTAATGATTGACCACTAGCTTTACCTTCAATAATAACAGTTTCTGGTTCCCAATACTTATACTGGTCTAGTGCTACAGCTTTTAATTCTGGAAAATCCCATTTACCTTTAATAGCATCTATTAGTATAAGAGCATCTGCTTCACCATCTTCTGGAGTAAATATACCCCAAGTCGTAATAGCTGAATAATCGGCTGTTTCTTTTTTTGAAAATGCTGTATCATAACTCTGGATAATATGATTACAATATGGTAAATTTTTATATGGATAAGGTAACCACCATTCTCTTTTTAAAAGTGCTCCCTCCTCTGAGGTTGGCTCTTGCATATATTGTGCAGACCAGTTCCTCACTGTCAAAGAAGCTTTTACCGTTTCTAATTCCTCTAGTGACCAATACTCTGGCCAAACTGGTTTGTTGGACGGTAGGATTGCTGGGAATGATATTGTACGCCATCTGTCTGATTTGGGTTGGTCTGATGCTTTTAGCAGACGACCTGTTAGATCGTCTTCGGCCCAACGGGTCATCACGAGAACAATAGAACCACCGGGTTGTAAACGTTGCCGTGGTCCGGCAGTGTACCATTCGTAAGTTCTTTCCATTGCATTCTTAGACAAAGCATCTTGCTCTGTATGTGGATCATCTATGATAAGCAAATCAGCCCCTCGACCTGTGATAGATCCGCCAACACCCGCTGCAAAGTACTCACCGCCATGGTTAGTCTCCCACCTGCCTTTTGCTTTTGAGTCTTCTCTAAGTTTAACATCTCCAAATATATTTTTATACTCTGGACTATCAATTAAATTTCTTACCTTAGCACCAAATCTTCCAGATAATTCTGCATTGTGGGATACTTGCATAATTTTCATTTTAGGATACTTACCAATCATCCACGCAGGAAAATAAACTGACGCAAATTCAGATTTAGTATGCCTAGGTGGCATGTTAACAATAAGCCTACCTACTTTATCTTTTGAAATTTTAGTAAATTCATCTGCAATTATTTGGTGATGGCCCCACTTAGAAGGTTCCTTTTCTTTTCTACAAATAAAATCTGGCCACATCTCTTGAACAAAATATAGAAAGTTGTCCTGACATAATTTAATATGTTCTATCATCAACTTTTCGAGTCTTAATCTAAGTTCTTCTGTAGTTAGTAATTCTTTGTTTACCATAAATATAAAATATATTTGCTAGGTCCCCTTTAGGGGTCCCTTAGACTTTTTACTTTACACTATTTTTATTGGTATAACAACTTACCTTTAAAAGCATTGGTCCCCTTTAGGGGTCCCTTTAGAGTTTTCACAGCATACTACTTCTATATATCCGACAACTTAAGGCTAAGTATGCAGTAGTAAAATTTTTAAATCTAAAAATTAAAGAATAAATTTATTTTAAAAGTTTTTAAATCGGCTGGTACCTCTAAGGGACCCAGGCCGCTAGGCCTGGGCTTATGGAACTTAGTTTAGTTCTTTATCTATTTTGTAGCCTACACTGTCGGCCATCTCTTCGGCACATTTTAACAGGAATGCCTTCTCGGTTAATTTAACATTAAACTGAGTCATATTGATTGTTAGGCCTATATGATCCACAATGACGGCCCTTAGTTCTTTAGTCGTCAGGGCGTGTTGCATAGCGTCCGATTTCTTAACCCTTATGAAATTAGACCCAAATGCCCGGTCCTTCATCTTCATTCGGAATAGAACCCGGTCAACGTTCTCAGCTGTGATTGCTGTGATGCCGATGCCCAATAAACCCCAGCCAACACAATTAGCTTTTTCCTGAGCTGCTGGCGTGAAGCTTTCATTATTAAAATGTTTCAGGCCTTTATGAAATATTTGTAACGACATATTAAGCCCTCCCCATTGTTTTAATTGATAAAGCTATTCCAGCAACCGCCATGCCGAACCCGGCCCAAACATCTATATGCATCATTATAATGACACCAGTGAAAGCAATTGCAAAGCTTATTAATACTAGTGTGATCACTAGAATTGTATTTAGTTTGTTTTCCATTTTTTCCCTTTTTTTAGTTATTTATTATCTCCCATTAATATTTTATTTAATGGGATAGTTAAACAGGACACATTGCCGCACCCCTAAGTTATAAAGCCAATGACTATAATGACCAGGAAAAACGGCAACGGGTAGAATAAAGCAAAGCGCAAAAGCATTGCGAAAAACTTATCCATTTTAAACCCTTACAAATTTATTATTTGTATCATG